GCTTGGGGAAAATGCACATTTACAGACGGAGCAAATAAATCAGCTACTTACGCAATTTACCGAACTGTTTCAATATTTGGAGGTAAAACTAATATTCAGTTATTTACTGAAGCATCTGGCCCCGTAGCTACCCACGATGGCGTAATCCTTACTGCTGGCTGTGACAAAACTTACAATACCTGTAAAAACACTTGGAATAATGCTATAAATTTTGGAAACATCCCCAGTTTTGGCAACTTTATGCCCGGGAATGACTTTTTGTTAAGCTCTCCAAAGCAAAGCTAAGTTTTTCTAAAAAAATTAATTTCAATTCATAAATAACAGTAAAAAACTCTAGAATAGTTTTATCGATGTTCCCCTTCTGCCATGTATTATATTTCTGTTGCCAACCAAAGCCATCCCCCCTATGTCGAGAATCGCGATTTAAAAATAAATTTTAACGATCTTGGGACTGCCTTTGCTATCGCAATAGCATTACTTAGTATGTTTTCGAGAAATACCAAATCACAGGCCAAAGAACTTGATCACGAAACTTTTGAGAAAACATCAAGGAAGATGGAATCTCTTGAGCAAAAGCTAGAAAAAATGGTTGAAAAACTATCAACAGGAATAGAAAAACTGACTACATTAACAGCGCAACTTGACAAAGAGATAAGTCTTATTAAAGCCAAACAAGAAACCTTCTCTTCTATTTCTGATCAAATAGAAGGACTTCGCAAAAAACAGGAAGAACTTGATATACGAATCGGAATACTTGAACATAAATCTTAACAGAATTGTCAACTTTACTAACTAAACTACCATGAAATTTCTAGCAGCGAATCGCAACACTATTCTAAAATCACACCTAATAGACTCTAGTTCCGAAAGTCTTCCTCAAGACTTTAGGGCAATCCCAATCAAAGCTGGACAAAGAGTAATTTATAGTCAGATTCTCAAAAGAGAAAAAAATCACTATTTGCTAGAAATAAAGCCCCCGATTGAGGGTAAATTTAATTGGTACGCTTTTGTTGGTCACTTTAACGATCCCAATCCCCCTGTAGTCCCCAAGGATCAAGTTGAGGGTGTGTTTGACAGGCTTAACGATAAAATTACTGATTTTCAGTTTCAAAAATTAGATGAGTGCCTTAAGAGATTTGACATTACCACAGTACAAAGAGTTCGACATTTTTTAAGCCAAATAGCCCATGAATCAGCAGGATTACGGTACATGGTAGAAATCCACGACGGCTCAAATTATGAAGGACGAAAAGACTTAGGGAATACCAGACCTGGTGACGGCAAAAAGTTCAGAGGTGTAGATGCTCTCCAAATGACCGGCAAAGCCAATTATCAGGCATTTGCTAACTATATAGGCGATCAGCGTGTTATGGAAGGGTGGCGATATGTTAGCGAAAGATATTTGTTTTTACCTTCTGGGTTTTGGTGGCAAAATAACAAAATGAACGAACTGTGTGACCGTGGGGCAACAGTAGAAGAAGTCACCCGTCGCGTCAACGGTGGTACAAATGGACTAGCTGAAAGAAAACGGTATTATGAGAGGGCTTTAAGATTTATCTAAAATCTTGACAATTCAAAAAGTAATCTGTATTATTTAGTTAGGTTAAGAGGTCATCATGAAAAAAGAATTTCGTCCGTTAATTCTAGAGACAGTAGAAGGTCATCCAGAATTTATTAACTGTTACGAGATTATTACAATTACCTATTGCGCTATTGAAGAGAATTGCATAGTCGATGCGACTTCACGAGTGGGAATTGTAATATCTAAGAATGCAGCTAAGGCTTTAATGGAAGCGTTAACTAATGATTTATTTTTTTCCAATGATGACATTGACGAAAGAAAAGTTTTGCGGAGCGATGGGACGTTTGATAGATTTTTTTAATATTTAGATTTCTCCTTGGGTGATTTAAGACAGACCATCAACAAAATGGTCTGTTTTCTTATATCATAGAAATAGTACATGGCAGTTCTAATGGCAAAAAAGAAGAAAAAGGATGACAAATTAAGAGGCTCTCAGCGATCCCTTACTTCACCGGGGATCGTGTCGGTATCACGTCGGTACGATTTGGAGATTACGGAAAATCCTATCCGTGATCCGAGAATATCAAGAGAATTAATCGAACTTAATCAATGGTGCTATGAAGTGATCCACGCCCTTGACATGGCCGCTTCTGATACCTTCGCATCTGACGATGGAGACGATCAGGGATGGGTAGTAGCCAAAACCCTTGATGATGAAGAAACTCCTGTTAACTCAGAAGTGTTTGCCATTGCAGAAGATATTAGGTTAAGAAAACAGAATTTTTCAACCTACATGATTGGTGGGGATAGACTCAAGAAAGCCCTAAGATGGGCATTAGGGAAAGGAGAATGTTTTCTAGAGTTAGGCATTGAACGAGAAGGGTTATCTGCCAACAAGTCTAAGGATTTTGGTGTAGCAAAGACTCTTTATTTACCTACCTTTGAGATGTTTAGAAAAGAAACAGATCAAGGGGAACTAATTGGGTTTGAGCAAAGGAAATACGTTTCGGAATCTGATCCTGATTATTTTTTTGAACCCTATAAAATCTGTCATATTCGCCATGAACCTGATTTTCTTTATGGTCGCTCTCTTTGGTTAGCTTCTTTAGATGCTTGGGCTGATGTTAAACAAGCTTTCGATAATTTGATTAGGGCATCCAATGACTTAGGAGTTTCCCCGACTCTTCATATTATGCCAGGTATTTCTACCGAGCAAGAAAGAATTTATGAGCGAGAATTAGAAATCCGTAGAAAAAGCGGAATAATATCCGACCATATTCTCAGCTATCCTGGGCAAGATATTCGTAAAATGGCTAATTTTAACCCTGATTTAACAGGGCTAATTGATACTCTTTTGCAATGCCGGTACAAGCTAATTATCCCTGGATTTCCGACCTATTTCTTCCCAGGATTAGAATCAAAAGGGGGAACTAAAGAGTTATCCCGGTCGCCTGATCGTCGCTATTCTAGGATGAGATACGGATGGTGTCAGCTTCTTAGCGGTGCTATCAAACAGGTAATTGACACAGAAATCATTCTCAGAAAAGGATTAGATTTTTATGCCGAAAATGCTAGAAATAAATATCGGATACTGTGGCCAGAATGGAGTGAATCTATTGATGGTATGTCTGGGGGAGAAGTTGAAGACACTGACTCTGATTTAACCGATGAAGAAACTAATAAACAACCTGTTAAAAAAATAAATATAAATCAAAATGATTAATCAAATTATTCACGGTGATTGTTTTGATGTTTTAAAAAATATTCCTGATAATTCCATTGATTTAATCCTTACCGATCCTCCCTATGGACTTTCGTTCATGGGTAAAGATTGGGATCATGGTGTACCCGGTGTACAGTTTTGGATTGAAGCTTTACGAGTCGCTAAACCAGGAGCGCACCTATTTGCTTTTGGTGGGACTCGTACTTTTCACCGGTTGGCAGTAGCGATCGAGGACGCTGGTTGGGAAATCAGAGATACCATTATGTGGGTCTATGGGTCGGGGTTCCCTAAGTCACACGATGTAAGCAAGGCGATTGACAAGCGGGGTGGCTCAGTCGCCAGATTTGAGCAGTTCCGGGACGCGGTGCGCGCTGCGATGAAGCGCGGCGGCGTTAGCCGATCACAGCTGCAGGCAGCGCTGGGCAATCACATGTTGAGCCATTACCTCTCTGCTGGCTCACAGCCGGCAGTTCCCAATCTGCGCGATTACCGCATCATCCGCGACACCGTGAGATTGGGATCTGAATTTGACGCGTTGTTTGCGGATGAAGCCGAGCGTGAGGTGGTGGGAAAGGCGGCTTGGAAAACACTTAAGGAAGCACCAATGGTGGGCGCAGATTGTTCAGCTGAAAATCGCAGCTTTAAGGACATCACCGCCCCCGCCACTCCTGCGGCTAAGGAGTGGGCCGGCTGGGGGACTGCTCTAAAACCAGCCTTTGAACCGATCATTGTGGCTCGTAAACCTTTCACTGGCACGGTCGCGGAGAATGTCCTACAGTGGGGAACTGGGGGGATTAATATCGATGGGTGTCGGGTGGGGACTAGCGGAGGCGGTGGGAATGGGCTTGACTCTCATTTCGACAAGCTAGGCAACACAACACCACTTCTTCGCCACAGTGACGCTTCTCCCAACATCGGAAGATGGCCTGCGAACTTCATCCACGACGGCAGCGAGGAGGTGGTGGGGTTGTTTCCTTATCAGAAGTCAGGCAAGGTTAAACCTCACGTTATAAAGCGTGACAAAACAGTAGTAGATTTTCAGCGTGGGTTGACTCAAAGAACAGGGCATTCTCTATCTAGCGAAGGCTCCGCCGCCCGCTTTTTCTATTGCGCTAAAGCTAGTAAATCCGAACGCGGTGAGGGCAATACTCATCCTACGGTAAAACCACTAGCATTAATGAAATATCTCATAACTCTAGGATTACCTCCGGGTGGGACAGTCTTAGACCCTTTTTGTGGTTCTGGCACTACCGCTTTAGCTTGCAAAGAATTAGGTAGAAATTATATCTGTATCGAGAAAGAGTTAGAATATTATCAGATAGCTTGTAACAGGCTAGACCAACCTATAGAACCTATTCCAGATGAACCGATAGAAGAACCAGTAGATAATTCTCTATTACAGTTAAAACTGTTTTAAATTTGATAAAATACAGTAAAGCCAAAAGGTAATTATGACAAATCTAAAAGCTTATGTTGTTTCCGATTCTAATGATGGTATTCTGGTCGCTAACATGACTAAACTGGAAGTTATTGAAGTTTTAAAAGATGAGGTGTCTAAGCTAAAAGCTCAGATCGGTGAACTTAACAAAGCAGAAACAGAAGCGTAAGTGGATTAGGGAACTGACAAAAAATAACTCTTGACTGTCAAGAGTTTATTATTTAATTTAAAGAGAAAATCCATGAATAACAATAACTTTGACGCTATTATCGAAGATTTGAGTATCGAAGACTTGAGAGCCGAATACGCCGAATTAACCGACTCATACGATAGCCTGATGTTTGATTATGAAACATTAAAATTAAAGATAAAAATGTTAGAAATTAAAAACCGTGACCTAAAAGCTAAACTCAATAAATCAGAAAAAATCCAAGAATTAGTTTATGACGGATTAGGAGACAAATAATATGACAGATAAATTTAGCCTAAAAGATAAAAAGTCAAGTAAACTTACTAAAAAGATGAGTAAAGAAGAATGGGAAATGCGAAAACCACTGCCGCCAGAAATATTAATTTCTTCTTTACAAGAACCGATTCATAAAGACATTGGACGCTCTAAATTTGTTAAAGCATCGAAAAGCCCGATAAAACCATCGAGAGTAGAATTAGAATAAAGTAATCATGGCAGATAAATTCAACCCAGAAGATAAAAACCTACAGCCAATTAGTCGGTTGCTAGGGAGAGCCGAAGTAACAGCCGATGACATCCAAAAAGCTATCGATGACTGGAAAAAGAAACCTCCGGATGATGAATTTAAAAACCTATTAGAACCTGAAATAAGCTATGAGTGATTTTTCCTTTAATCCTGGTACTCGACGCTATCGAGACAATAGAACGGGGAGATTTGTCTCTACTGAAAAAGTTAGACAAATCTCCCAACAAACTATTAATGCCCGTATCCAAAAAACAGATAAACTTACCCGTGACCTTTTACAGAAAAAAATAACTGTTAGTGAGTGGGAAGAGAAAATGTCTTTCGAGATTAAAAACCTAACTATTCAGCTTTATCGAGTTGGCAAGCCTGATATGAACGCTTCTGACTATGGCAGGATTGGTCAGATGCTTAGAACACAATACGCACGATTAAGAAAGTTTTGCCGTGATATTATTCTTGGTACTCAATCAGAGGCTCAAATAATTAATCGTTCCAAGATGTACGTTGCTAAGTCTAGAGAAGCTTTTGAAGAGGGAAACAGGAGAGGACACGCTCTAATCAACAAGTGGGAAAAGAGAATAATTACCAAAAAAGAATCTTGCCAAGAGTGTCTTTTTTATGAAAGTGCCGGTTGGCAGCCTATTGGAACGCTCCCCCGACCGACTGAAAAATGTACTTGTCGGGCTAATTGCGGTTGTTACTTTGTTTTTTCTAACTCTAGGACACGACCTACCCAGAATATGCTCTCGTTAAACTTTGGCTGGACGAAATAAAAAACGCAGGGTATCAATCCTGCGTTGTTTCCTCAGCTATACACTTTCTATGGAGACAAATATTTTGTATTGAAATTTTATATTTATAGGTTGGGCTGGAGACGACACTATTAATATACATCAACCAACCATAAACGTCAAGTCTTTAGATAGAATTATTTATATAAGTATTTTTTATTGACATGGAACTAGAACTAACCCGCGCTGAATTAGAGATATTGCTACAGACCCGTTATCCTACCGATGAGGAGATGTCGTTAATCAATCAATTCAAGCCCTACGGACTCGATCCGTGGGAATCATCGGAACTGATGCGATTTGCTTTAATTGCTTCAAATAACTTAATTCACAGTTCTGGCCAGGTATGGGATAAAAATGTTTTAGAAACTATGGTAGCTAGTTATCCCGGATGCGCTTTGATGATCGATCATGAATGGAAAGATCAGACCAAAACTTTTGGGATGATCTATGATTCTTTTATTTATTCCTTGCCTCGTGTAAGCAAGGAAGGGATAGCACGAATCCTCGAAAAAT